TTGTTGCGCTGTCCAAGGCCTCCGCAACGCCTGAGGCCGAGGCCTGTGCCTCATCAAGCGCATCAGCGCCCGCAGCACCACTGCCGCTTACGGCATCTTTGAGCGCCTGCCAACTTGCAAGCGGCGCGGTGGCCCCTGCGGCAAGATCGGTCGCGGCCTGGCGGTAGCTGTTCGCGGTCGCAAGCGCGTCAGTGGCAAGGCCGCTCAGACCAAGATCAGGGGCGGTGAGGGGATTTTTGGCAAAGGCGCGCTGGAACGCTTCGGCCGCCGCCGTGCCCGCCTCGGCTGAGGCCCCGGCAAAGGGGTTTGTAATATCACCAAGGCTGATCTCGCCAATCTGGCCAAAGGCTGTCTCAATCCCGACGGCTGCCAGCGCATCTCGGATCTTGCCGGTAAAAGCGTCAATTCGCCCGAGGGCTCCGTTCAGCATTGCCTCAATGCCGTCGAGCATGCGGTTGGCCGCTGTGAACACCAGATCGCCAATCACGCTGGGCAGGCGCGACCAGATCTCTTTCACGGCCAGAAGAGCGCCTTCAAAGGTGTTGGCTGTCGCATTGCCAAACCCCACCACGCTGTCGATCGCGGACGCCATGCCCATGGCCGCATCCGCTTTCAGATCGTAGAACATCGCGGTGGCCGTCGCTCCGGCCGAGCTGGCGGCCATTTTAATGCGGCCCCAGACCTCGACCGCGACGTCGTTCAAAAGGCCCATCGCCGCGCCAAAGCCGCCAGCACCTGCAACAAGCCGGGTGAACCAATAGACCAACTCACCCGCCCCCACGATCAGCGCGCCAATGCCTGTGCGGATCAGCGCGCCCCGCACGATGACAAGGGCTGTGGCAAGTCCGCGTACCGACAGCGCCGCTATCGCCATTGTGGCAACCCAGCGTCCGGCAAAGAAGGCCGCAAAGGTTGCCGCATAGGCACCAAGCCGTCCCAGATTGTCAAAAACACCCGCAATCGCTTGGCCCAGCGGTCCCGTGGTTTTGGACACCGCCGCCAGTGCGTTGGCCACCGCCTCAAGGGCCGGGGCCGCAGCCACCGCCAGCTGGTTTGATACACCCCGCCAGATCAGCCCGAGGCGCGACAGCGCATCATTGGTGCGCTCAATCTGATCTGCGTCCTGTTCGGAGACAACAATGCCAAAATCATTCACATCAGCGGTGGCTTGGCGCAGCGTGGCGGTATCAATGCGCGTAAACACCAAGGCTGCGCGGTCGCCAAAGAGCTGTGAGGCGACCGCTGCGCGCTCTGCCTCGGGCACAAACTCCGCCAGCCGGTCCTGGATCAAGGCAATACGCTGATCAAGCGGTAGGCTTTGCAGCGCTTGGACTGACAGACCAAGGCGGTCAAGCGCTTCGACAGCAGGGCCAGCACCTGCCGCTGCCTGGCTCAGACGCCGTGTCAGCTGCACCGTGGCCTGCTCGACATTGCCCATCGAGACGCCAGAGAGATCAGCGGCCCGGTCCAGCACTTGCAGGCTTTCCACCGTGGTGCCCAGTGATTGCGCCATTTTGGCCTGCGCATCGACGGTTTGCAGGCCAGAGCGGATCATGGCCACCCCGGCTACCACTGTGGCCGCAGCCATAACGCCCGCGGCAAGGGCCGCCCGGCGCGACAAGGCCGCAAGCCGGGCATTGGCCAGATCCATCTCTCTGGACAACCGCCCAAAGCCACGCGTGCCCGCATCGCCAACACCTTCCAGCTCGGCGCGCACTTGCCGCCCGCCGCTGGCAGAGAGGCGCACAGAGACACGTTTTTCGGTCATAGCCCTTGTTCCATCCTCTCGTTAAGTTTCTGAACCATCACCGCCTCAACAGCCGGTAGCATCTCGGCCACAGCCAGCGGCGAAAGCCCAAGCGCGGAGGCCAGCGCAAAGGCCGCTCCCATGTCCCAGCCAATCACCGCATTGCCTGACGCCCCTTGCGCCAGCCGCAGCTGGCCGCCCAAGCGCTGCACCAGGTCCCAAACCTGCCAGCCTTCATAGGTCTGCGGTGCGTTTACGCGGCTGGGGCAGTCGAGGCAGTCTTGCTCACAGGCGGCGCAATAGGCGTCACCCCCGCCGAAGGACCACTCGGCAAGGGCGCAAAGCCGTTTTTTTCCGCATCGATCAACAGGCCTTTGGCAACATATTGGGTCTGGAACGCCTCAAACACCGGCCAGAGATCCAGCAGCGCATCAATGGCAGCCTCCGAAGGTGCGAGTGGCACGCCGCTCGCATCGCCCACCCCCTCCCAATCAAGAATGGCCAAGCGGGCCAGCGCTTTGGCAAAGGCCACCGCGCGTTCGTCATCACTGGCGGTACTGGCAGTATTGGCAAGGTCTTGGATCGCAGGGTCCGCGCGCGCGGCCACCATCAGCGAGGTGGTCAGCGGGCGCAGCTGCAAACGCAGGCCTGCGATGAGATCAAGCCATTTTGGCCCGTTGGAAAGGTTGAGTTCTATCATGCATAGCTCGCAACTGAGTTGGTGAGGACAATGGTGCAAAGCCGTGCAGGCGTCGTCCCCTTCGCCGCCTGCCAATCAAACGACGCCTGAATGCCCTGCGGCCCTTGGATCTCGATCCGAGGCCGGGGCAGATAGACCGCATGGGCCGTAAAGCTGAGGCTGGCACTGGCCCCAAGGCTGTAGCTGAACTCCAACTCGCAAGGCGCGCCGTCAATGGCTTGGGTCACCAGCGCGCTGTCAGCAAAGCGCACGTCAATCTTGCCTGTCAAAGCCGCCATCGCCGGATCCGCCCCATCTATCTTGCCATCAGCGCGGATGGTCTCCACCCGCTCAAGGTTGTTGGCATAGGTGATCTCTGCCGAGACCACATGGCCAAGGGCGGTGCCATTGCGCTTGATGGAGCCGTTAAAGTGGCCAAAGCGCTGCAGCGCGATTGCGGTTGGCGTACCCGCACCTGATGCAGTGGCAATCGTCTCGCCCTGCGCGATGATCTTTGCCGTCGCCGTCAACAGCCCCGAGCGCTGCATGGTCCAGCTTAGCTGATCCAGCATGCAGCCCGAATACATCGCATAGCGCGGCACCTCCGGCATACCGGTTTCCACCGAGAAGCTCGGCAGCGCCCAAGACCCTGAGGTGAAGCTATGGGTTTTTGGCGTGGTGCCGCTGGTGGCGGGCGCGCCAAAGGCGGCCTTGAGCCAAAACCCGAACGCCTCGATATCAATCGGCACCGAGACATCGCCGTCCGCCGTCACCGCATCCTTGATTGGCGCCAGCGGATCGCGACCATAGCCCAAAAGGTCCGAGGCCAGCAGCGGCTGCTCAGCCCCCAGCGAGGTGGTGGCAAAGGGCATCAGCTTGAACCCCGTGGTCGGGGCGGTGCCATAGGTCGTCTCAAAGGCAAGCGCCATCTGCGCCCGCGCGCCTTGCGCTCGTGCCATGGTAGTCTCCTCATTATGGTGGGGTTTCAGGCCAGAGGGCCGGTGGTGGTGTAATGCAGGACGATGGTGATCACCGCCGCCTTCAGGCTCGCCGCCCCCTCGACGGGCAGATCGACCGGGCGCGGCGCTTCCGCCTCGATCCAATCGCAGAGGCCACCAAGCGTGTGGTCGCCAGAGATCACAGCGCCAATCTGGCCGCAGAGCGTGGCAAAAGCCGCATCTCTGGCCGTGCCCTGCACGATAATCTCCAGCTCTGCGCGATGCTGGAAGTGATATAAAAGCGGTGACAGCGTCACCGCCGGATCTCCCGGATCGCCATCACGCAAGATTATGAGGCCTGCGGCTGGCACGCGTTCAGGCAGGACCTCGCCGCGCAGAACCGGGACAAACGGGATCAGCCGCAAGAGATCCGCAAGAGCGGTCAGGATGGTTTCACGTGTCATCAGACTTTGCCCTCAACCCAGTTCGCTACAATCAACCCTGGCACGCGGTCCACGGCCCGCTCTGCATCGCGCGCCAGATCAAGGCGTTTGGCCAGCTTCACCTGTGGCACCAACAAAAAGATCGGCATGGTCGCCACATTGCGCCCGGTCTTTGACTTTGACGCAACACCCAACCCACGGCTGTTCAACCGCCCTTCAGCCACCAGCAAACTCGGCCCCCGCCTGCGATAGATAAACCGCAACTTCAGTCCTTGCTTGCGTTCCCATTCACCCGGAGTGATCCGGCCACCACGGGCTGATTTGCCCGCAGCCGCTGTCGGGATCGCCAGCCAAAACCCGTCCTTGGACCGGATCAACGGTCCGGTGTCATGCGCGCGGATGATCACCGGCGCTTGCGACCACACCAAAGCGGCCGCACTTAGGCTGTCACCAGATTTAGGATAGGTGGCGAGCCGGATCGAGTTTGCCAGCCGCCGCCCAAGCCCGGCCCCGGTGATCTGAGCGCGCCAAGCGGTCTTCAGCCCCGTTCCAGCCTCATACATGGCGGTTGAGACTGCCTTTTCGCCTGCCTGGATCTCGGCCGCCATCGCCGCGATCAGATCAGGCGCAAGATCGAGTTTGATCTTCATGCGGGGCTGAGCTCCAAGGTCCAGATCAGCTTTTCTCTATCGCGGCGAGGTTCACCTTGAATCAGGAACGTCTCATCCCCGATCAAGATTTGCTCTTGCGGATGCAGGGTGGGGATATCGGCCACGCGCAGATCAATGCGCGTTGTTTCCGACCAAAGCCGCGCGGACCCGAACTCGGTGATCTCATCGGGTCGCCGCAGGATGCCCCGCGCACGGGTAAAGCGCCCCTCCCCGTCTCGGTGCCAGATTTCCACCGACATATTGGGATCAGCAAACAGCGCACCGACAGCAGCAGCAAAGGCCGTCATCAGGTTCGCCGTGCTGAGCGCAGCACCTGCGGCCGGGTACAAATCGGCAGCGGGTTCGACTCAATTTCGAGGCGCACCCATTCGTCGCGATCCCGGTCGGGGATCATCCGCGCGTAGAGCGGCTGGCCCAGCGTGTTGACCGTCTCGAAGGTGTCAGCGGGGGCGTAGTAAATCTCAAACAGCCCGTCGACGCCTTCAGGATAAAAATAGGCCTTGTCAGTCGGCACGCCAAATCCAAGGCCGCCACGGTAACGGTGGAAGCTGATGCCACCAAAGCTGACCGCTTCACCGACGCGGCCCCGCAGATCCGCTGCAGCCGCCGTATTCAGATAGGTCTCCCGCACTTCCTTGTGGGCCACAAGATCAGCAAAGAAGGCAGAGCCGCATTCAGCGCGAAGTTGCACCTGGCCAGCGGCAAGTCCGCCAAGACTGTCCTCAACACTTTCGATCAGGGCCTGGCAGCGTTTGCGCAGCGCCCCCGAGCCCGGGGTGGCATTGTCGAGGTCAAAATCCACTTCCACCGCAGGCGCGATGCCAAACTCGGTGTAGTAGTTGATCACGGTCGCACCGTCCTTGGGGTCTTTCACCACCCCTTGAATGCCGTTGAAGAGATGGAACTCAAAGGTGGCCTCAGCGTCATTTCGAAGCCGCCCCATCTTGCGCGCCACCTCTGCTTGCACCTGTTGAGTTGCGGTTTCCGAGCCAAAGTCACGGATGCCCTGGATCTCTGAGGCCCAGAGCACATCCTGCTTTTTAAACTGTCGACAGACAAAGGCCCGCATGTCGCGCCGCGCGGGAACCTGTTGTTCGTAAGCCGAGCCGCGCTCCGAGAACGGGATCAACGACAGCGTGCCATTGCGGCTCTCAATCATAATCGTACGCGCCCGCACACCGCGCGCGCCAAACAGGTTTGCCCCCGAGAGGATCGCAGGCTTGAAGGGGATGTTTTCGAGCGCGCGGGTCAACTCGATGATGCTGAAGGCGTCGCCTTCAAAGATGTCCATGGTGGCCATGAGCCGACCTCCTATTCAGGTGGGGATGATGGGTCTGCGCCGATCGCTCAGCGCAAAATGATGCCAAGGGCTGCCAATGCCGTGATGGCAGCACTGATCTGCGCCTCAGTGGCGCCCTCGGGCAGGATGATCTCGTGGCGGTTCACGATGGCAGGGCCGCGCAAGATCACCACGCTGGCCGTGTCGGCGTCCGTTGCATCGATCGCAGCCCAGAGAATGCCAGCCGCGTTTTGGCTGCCATTTGTAGCTGCGGGTGCGAGGCCGGTGTATTTACCACCCGTGGTGATTTTGCCGAGCACTGTGCCGGGGGCAAGTTTGCCCGCGCCAGAGGCGACTGTGATGGTTTCACGGGTATAATCGCGCAGCACTTCCCAAACGAGGAAGCCGCCCGGATGTGGGCCTTCGGTGAGCGTGGTCATGCAAATTTATCCTTTCAACTTGAAGGTGCGGGCGATGACATCGCCCCAAGGGTGGGTGGAACTTGCCAAGCCCGGTTGGGCATGGGCGCTGCTGATATCAGGATCGGTATCTGCCTTGGCGGCCAGAAGGGCTGCGCGAATGTCATCAAGGCCCCTGCCCGCTTCCAAGAACCGCCCCGCCATTTGCGACTGACCGGCGAGGCGGCAGAGATCAATCACAGCGCGCGCATGCGCGATGGCCTCTGCGCGGATGGCGCTGGCGTCGGCAGCAGTGTTGGCAACCCCAACAGTGCTCCGTCCATCAGAGGGGGGAGCTGGTTCTGGACCCAGATCAAAAGTCTTGTCAGCCGCAAGAGTTTCTGGATCGGGCGTGGGTTCCGCGTCTGGACCTGCTTCAAGATCAGCCTCGGCAATTTCAGGACTCTCGTTGGGTTTCGTGACCGTGCAACCGGCCTTATCAAAGGGCGGATCTCGCGCCGGGATGCCGTCGTGACTGTCAACAGTTTCACCCACTCCAACCTCTGCCGCCTCTACGGCCTCGACAAGCACTGGCGGTGCATTACGGAAGCGCCCGATGTCGAAGCTGGCGGCAATACGCACTGGCTCTGCCATGCGCGTGGCCAACCCCAGATCCACCGCGTCCTGCGCATCGAACCATGTCTCGGCGGCCATCAGCGCTGCGATTTCAATCTCGGGCTTGCCAGATTTGGCGGCATAACCCCGGGTCATGCTCCCCGCAATCTTGTCCAGCGTGTCGGCCATCTCTCGCATCTCAGTGGCCGTGCCCATGACAATGCCGGAGGGATCATGGATCATCAGAAAAGCGTTCTCAGGCATGATGATCTCGTCACCTGCCATGGCGACGTAGCTGGCAGCCGAAGCCGCGATGCCGTCGATCCAGACTGTGACGGTGCCGGTATGACGCTTCAGCGCATTGTAGATCGCCACCGCGTCGAAGACTGAACCGCCCGGGCTGTTGATCCGCAAGGCCAGAGGCGTGGCATCCGGCAGCGCGCCCAGCTCCGCCAAAAACCCCTTGGCCGAGACGCCATAGGCTCCGATTTCGTCGTAGATCAGCACCTCCGCGCCCATCGCTTGGGCTTGGGTTTGGGTTTGGGCCCGGATCGTGTACCAGCTGTTCATGGTGTTACTCCTGTTGTGTGGCGGGATCGGACGCCGTTGCGCCATCGTCCCCGTCATTGCCGCTGTCATCACCATTGCCATTGCCCGGGTTCGGACGGGTGGCGGGCGTGGCCCGCGCGCCCTGCGTCTCGCCAGGGCTGGTGCGGTACTGCAGACCCAATGCTGCAACGCGCGCCGCGTCGGCTGCGTTTTCGCGGTCTATTTCTTCGACGTCGTAGCCCGTGGCCTCGACAACCTTGCGGCGCGAGACAATCCCTGCCTCCATCGCCAGCACCTGCGCCTGAATGTCTTTCAGCGGATCGACCCAATCCCAGCGTGGCGGGATCCAATTCACCGCGCGGTACCGCGCAGGCGAGCCTGCATAGTCTGGCAAGTCCAAGGCGCCCGACAGCA